AAGATGAGTTACGTCTTATTGATAAAGCAAATGATGGTAGATCACGTCTAATATCTTCAGGTGACCTAGTTTTTAGTATTCTTCTTAGGAAGTACACTATGACCTTTTCTACCTTTCTTATGAGAACACGCATAGACAATGGTTGTGCGTGTGGTACGAATCCATATGGAGGAGATTGGGATAGGCTAGCTAGAAGACATGGTAATAACAAACAAAACTTCCGTATGATAGCAGGTGACCATTCCGGTTACGACAAGAGTTTAGCCCCTATTGACATACAAATAATGAAAGTTGTTACGTTGAGATTCTACCAAGACAATGGTACAGATACAGAAAGAATACGAAATGCGTTGATTGATGAAATTGCTCAAAGCAGACATGTTTTCAACGGGAAAGTTTATTCGTGGTCCGGTGGGAATACCTCTGGTAACGCGATAACAACCCCTATTGATACAATTAGTGGCCTTGTGCTCGACAGATACGTTATCCTATTGAATTATCCTCATAGGGTTAGCGGGTATGTAGAGGCAATGACTATATTGTCTACTATGAAAGATTTCGTTAAGATGAATAGATATAATGATGATACTTTAATGTCTGTCCAAACCAATGGACCATTCAATTTTATAACACAAGAGTACATGGCGGAAGCTTTTGCTATCATAGGTATGATTTATACAGATGAAAGTAAGAGTGTTGATAAGATTACGACAGACCGTCGCCTTACTGATGTTACATTTTTGAAGCGTTCATTCGCTCAGACTCATTATATGAATAAGAGAAAGTGGATGGCTCCTCTTGCTCTTGACACTATTTGCGAGTCAATCCAATGGTCGAAAGACCACGATGTTGGCTGGAAATTCTGGAAGAGTAATGTGGACCATATGTTAGTTGAGTTAGCTGCCCACGATCGCGATACTTTTAATGTCTTAAGTGACCAAATAGTTCGTGCGTGTGGAACGTGCAAAACCCCCCATTCAGTAGTGTTACCTATGTACCGTGATTTACAAGATAAATTCACGGGTTTAGAGTTACATTACTAGTTCCTAATTCAGACCTGTCGCATGTCGTTAAAAGGCGCCTGGACCAGGATTTTGATCGATTTACCTGATTCCAGTAACAAGGAGGGCATCGCCTGACCAAATTGGTACGTCCATGCTCCTGGCCTAGTGGAGTGTGTTCGTGGGTCGTTTAAAGTACACGAGTTTCCCCCGGAGAGACACCAAATTAACTCAGTTAGGCACCTTCTATGGGATTTGCTCACCCCATAGTCTCAGTACCGGGCAGCTACCAGTATAAATGATAATCAGATTATGAGTGATAATTTGTCTTCCACTCAGCAATCTAATAACGTTCAAGAAGGCACCACAGATTTCATCGCTGCTAACGAATCAGCAGCGGTTGTAGCACAACCGTACCTTGTTGGTGCTATCGCTTCCAGTTACTTTCCGAATGATGTGCAAAGCGTTGTTCAGTATCTAAACAAACCGGTGCCCATAACCAGTGGGTCCTGGAATGTTTCTGCTACTGCAGCTACTTTACTTTTCAATCAAGATGCGTGGACTGGTGTTTTTAACAACCTGATGTGGCGTAATAAACTCCTAGGTTTCCTAGGTTTACGCGCATCTTTACGTGTTGATGTTGTTTTGAATGCTACGCCATTCCATCAAGGTAGATTACGACTTTGTTACTATCCTTGTGCTTCACAAGCCGGTACTAAACCATCTATGCATACGAGTCACCGAGTTCCTTTATCTCAACTTCCAGGTTTGGATATTGGTTGTGGCGATACTTCTATATCTTTGATGATTCCTTACGTAGCTCCTGGTCGTTTCATTGAAATAACCTCTGCTGGAAACATAATTTCGTGGGGTAATATTTACCTTGCAGTTATGGCTCCTTTAGAAATAGGTGCTGCTGGAGATTCTGATGTAGATTATACCGTCTGGTACTCTATGCATGATATTCAGTTGATCGGACAAACACACAAGGCCGTCGCTCAGTCTACCGTTGGTAAGGGTAAAGCTAGGCGTATTGCGCCGTCCGAAAGTGAATTTAAGCCACTATCCCATGTCCTAGGGGCTGCAGCCGACTTTTCGTCGTCTGTAGCTAAAATTCCTTTGTTGAGCCCTTGGGCAGGGCCTGTGTCTTGGTTCCTAAATGCTGCCAAAGGCGCGGCTATCAGTTTTGGGTTTTCTAAACCCCATAATACAGAAGTTCCCTGTCTCATGTCCAGTAATTACAATTGGTATACAACTACTTCTGACGGTATTGATAATTCCATGCCGTTAGCTCTCATTTCTGACGCTAAAGTTCGAATTTTGGATGATGTTAGTGACCAGGGACAAGATCAAATGTCTATTGAATTTGTCAAATCCCAGTGGAGTTTTCTAACAACCTTTACTGTCGCTGAGTCTAATACATTAGGCCAGCAGTTGTTTGAACTCCTCTTACGTCCTACAGATTTCTTTAATATTGCTGCTACGAATGAGATATACCACACCCCCGTTTCTTATCTTTCAAACCTCTTTAGTTTATATAGGGGTGGGCTTGAAATAATGCTTAAATTCGTTAAGACAGGTTTTCATGCGGGTACACTAGCCGTAACTTTTGTACCTGGCCCTAGTGATGCGACTATCACGTTGACTGATACTTCCTATTGTTATCGAACTATTGTCGATTTACAAGAAGGAGATCAAGCATGTTTTAGAGTTCCTTATCTATTACCACATGATTTTATCGATACCAGTATTGCTTTCGGTAGGATTTATGTCCATGCTGTCAACCCACTTCGCTCACCTGAAACCTGTTCTAATGATTTCCAAGTGTTAGTTTATGTTCGCGGAGCAGACTCATTCCAGGTCCAAAAACCTAGATTGTGGGCTGCTATGCCTATTACACTTCAGGGAGGTGAGGTAAGTAACATTTCAGAAGAGACCGTTTGCGAGGCCCCTGGCGGTGGCCCCGTTGCAGAGCTAGCTCATGAGTTCTGCCAGGAATCAATGTCTGAAACCGCGCGGTCTTTATTACAATTAATTAAGCGGTTTTCCATGATTTCTTTTGAGTTTTCTAATTCCACTACCGATAACAACATTGATTTTAATCCATGGACTTTCAGTATTGGGAGGTTTAACACAGGAACTTTTGTTCCTTTCAGACAGTTGTATGACCCTATATTTTCCCACGTTTGCGCACCATTTGCGTTTTATCGTGGTGGTGTTCGTATTCGTACTACTCCTTCCGAGAGTGGTGCCGATATTAACGCTTCCTACATTTATCGCACTGATGGTCATTTTTCCAATAACCTCTGGGTTGTCACCTCAACTGCTGCAACTCCTCCTGTTTCAGAGATCTCCACAATCACTGCCACTACACGCCAACAGCTGCCGATAGCCACAAACACGAATAATTTTGGTGGTCTGTCCGTACAAGTTCCTTATCAGAACGCGTACAGGATGTCCCCTATTATTCCCTGCTATCTGCCTGCTAGTCAGACACATTTTTCTTCGCCGCGTGCTCGCGTATCAATGTACACAGGCACTGCTAAAAACAGAATGGTGTCTCGTGCTGTTGCAGATGATTTTCAATGTTTGTTTTGGGTTGGAATCCCAAGATACTCCGATACATTTTCCTTTTAATATGCCCTAAGGGCTACCTCTAGTGAGGTGGTTTTTCCACATTAGCCCTTTGGGGTTAATGTGTTTCCACCTTTCGAAAAGGTTTAATTCCCATTTATCATTCATTTTATCTGTCCACACCTAGTCTAACTAGATGTGTCCAGACTTATTTGTTTGTTTGGGGAGGTGACACAAACCACCTTAATCCACCTGACTTTTTGAGGTCAGGCGGACGTTTT